CTTAAAGCAAGTTCACTTATCTGCCTTTCTTTATACTCTTGCCCCTTTACCGTCAATTGAGTGTTTATATTTTTCCGTAAACCGTCGTAGGCCGCCTCTGCCGCTTCATCATACGTTTCATTCTCCGGTGCCGTTTTATTTTCGTAAATATGATCCTCTACCAACCCTGTATACTTTTTGATAAATTTGAATTCTTCGTCGACACTCTCTTGTATTTCATTTTTGATTTCGTCTTGTGTACCTTGTACATTAGCAGCCTTCATATCCACCTGTTTCAAAAAAGCATCATGAAGTATCACATCTTGCGTTCTTTTCTTTTCTATTTTATCAATACCTTTTAGGAGTTTATGAACAAGAGATCTAGGTCTGACCGGCGCGTCTTCTGAAGGACCTATATCCTCTTCATAATATTCCGATCGTCGTTTTCGTGTCACAAATAAAAACACGACGATCAAAAGTATCGTCACCACTAAGGTGATCATTACTATTATTAAGAATTTTTTCTGTAACAATTAGTTTACATACTCCCTGATGAAAGATGGGCACTCTGTTTTATATCGCGCGAATGATGCCTTGTCGTTGATATAATACTCTTTATATGCTTCAACCACATTAGGGGTCTTATACTGTTCTGGCATACACTCCGGAATACCTTCGGTTGAATAATATGCCGTATCACTGATATGTTCTTCGAAAAACGAAGGGTGGTTATCACGAAGCCAATACAAATGTTCGGCGCATGTATGAATTTTACCGTATCGCTTGGTGTATTCGTCACTCAAAGCGATACCGATATCACACGCGTACAAATAATTTTGTAAACTCGAAGCGATCCACATAGTCATTGGATGCTTTTTGTGCGCGGGTTTATATCCCCTGCGAGTCTTCGTTTTGGTGAACGGGGCGTTAGCTTGTACAGTATCCTCTTCACCAGAATAGAACCACGCGGTGTACAACATCTGACAGATTTCAAGTTGAATTTTTATCACATGTTGGTCACAAGATAGTTCTGCGATCTCTTTGGGGTCTAGCGAAAGAAAGAAGATATTCATGTTTTACATTCGTACCATCTCGACACGAACTTAGGTCAATTACAAAATCCTAAGGTTTCTATCTGTTTTCTTGTAGGTCTAGAAACCGGTAAATCACCCGTTTTTTTACTATGAACCCACTGACACCCATCGTGGGCCATCCATCTAACATCATGTTTTTGTAAAAATTTCCTACATATCACACACGGCATAGATATACTATCACCGAATACAGTTCGTCTCGATACAACTAACTCGCCATATTTTCTATGTAACCATGATGTAAACTGGTGGGGTTTGTATCCACTCTTTAAACATTCGTTATATAAATGTTTTAAAAGTTTGCGTTCAGCACATATATGATTATTACTCTCTATTTCTGGACCTTTAGACATATAACACGTCACGGTACAGTATTTCATTTAAATATGAACGGAACAAATCTTTAATTTTGTCAATGTATACGTTCTATAATCACGGATGGTTTTTAGAAGTTCGGTGAAAATTTATTTCTCCCTGTAAACACGAAAGGCTTATTAAACTCTTCGTTTTTAGGGGTTATGGGTTCTGGTTTTTTTGGTAAGTATTTATCTATAACGTATACTGGAGCAATTATGATACTCATTATAGCTATAATATTTCCAATGGGTGTGAACATTTATATTACCAACTATTTTTTTTATAAACTAAGTCTATCGTACTCAGCTACACGCTCACTAAGTGTCATTCCATCTTCACCGGGTGTTTCGACATATTGGACGTTACAAACGTTCACATCGAACAAGTCACCGTGCGTCTCACATAACATACAACGCGTGGTCGGTTTTACACCGGGAAGATGGTTGTGTTCGGGTGTGATTTTTTTGAGCGCTCGCTTCGTTTTTTTAGGGGCGATAGGATTATCCGGGTCGTGTCTTTCACAAAAAGTCTTTCCATCCAAGCATTTCCGCCTACAAGAATTTCCGCGAATATTGATCCCTGTACAAGCCTGGCGCTTCGGTCGCGGTGGTTTGGGTTCCTTTGGCGCCTTGAGTGGTCTTGAATGAACTTTGCATGTAGTCAGTCCTTCCGCACAAAACTTGCGACACTGAACACCCTTAGCGGTTATAAACGGACACTTGATCTTGATAGGTTTGATTTTCTTAGGTTTTACTCTTGATTTTAAATCCTCATTTTCTTTGCGAAGCACTTCAATTTCAGCGCGAAGAAGCTCAACTTCTGTCAGTTGTGGGGTCTCCGTGATTTCAGACATCTTGATTTTTAGATAAGTTGTGGTCGACTTAGGTTTTTTTATTTCTTTGAACATAGTAGAATGGAATCGATTCACGATATACCTAAAAAAGTACAATACATCGTATTGGATTCTAGATACGTCACCGGAACGAACAATACATTTTCATTAGATTTATCACTCACATCTAATACACATGTGGAAGACTTCAGTAAAGTTCTCGGTGTCAAGATGGTAGATTTTTACATAACTCAAGTGGGAGAAAATACATCTACACTTAACACAAATGTGGCTAAATATGTAGACATCGTTTGCCCAGAAGTCCCGCAAGTCGCTCAGATGCTGGATGAGCGTCACGGGAGAATATTTGCGAGGGTGCCACTTGAACGACATTTCACGGGAAGTAGTGGAATCGTGCTACGAGACAAACAGTGGAAAAGCTTTAACCGTGCAACAAATTATTTTAACCCTATATCTATACAAAAATTAAATTTTACCATATATGAGCAACAAGATGACGGTGATTATAGAACATTACAACCGGATGCTGCATGGTATATGGTATTAGAAGTGACTACGGTAAATCATAAAGAAAAACCTGTAACGAAGGAAGCTCAAATATTAGATGCTATACACGCTCTCATAGGTAAGATAGAGATGCTACATCAGAGTGTTGATAAACTCCCAAGTAAAGAAACGGCTGAGAGGATTATCGAAGAAACCGAAAAGAAACGTAAGAAAATGTCATTTAACTATGTTCTTCTAGCGTTGGCAGTTCTCATAGGTGGATACGTATATTACGTAAATAAGGTGAAGTTAGTTGCTAGTATGGTTATGTAATACATATATATCTCTGTTTAACCACATTTGACCGTAATTGTTGGTTCCGCCCATATCCGAATTATCGGCGCCCCGAGCGTTGTTGTATTTACATTTGAAAATTCGTTTATTTCCAAATCTTACATATTCTATTCCATCTTCCTCTATCGTATGTTGACCTATAAAACATTTATCTGGATTTGATCTAATGTAATCTATACATCCATTCATATAAGCACCCGGACCAGTTGGATACAAACAATCTAAACCGTAATGGTCGTGTTCTATATTCCATTTTAACAAATCTATCATTTTTTTAGATATAGGATGTTTTGGTACAGATCCAATAAAAGCGTTATACATACAGCTTTGATTTGGAGGACAATCTACACTCGTGTAATACTCTTTATTAAAAGTATTTAATACATCTAAAGGCTCTAAACACATCGATCTCATGCTAGAATACCATCCACCTTCATTATACAATATAAGTTGACTCATTAAATCGCATCTATACGCGTATGGTTTTAGTTTAGTATATAAATTTAGTATACCATATTTTTTATAAGGTCCTTCTTCATAATGTTGTTTGATGTATTTGACACATTCTTCATGTGAATATAATTTAACCTTGTAGTCTGGATTTAATCTATAAAAACTTTCAATCGCACGTGAAATACCACTTGGTAATTTGGGTAAATTACCGTCGTCAGTAATAACAACTTTATGTATTGTTTTGGGGATAAGCATATTAAAGATAATAATTTACTCTTTAATAATGATATTATCATATGCTATAACCGTGTGTAATGAATCTAAAGATTTATTCTCGCTCGTATCTTTTCTGTTAAAAGTTAAAGATGAAGAAGACGAAATAAACATTTTAATAGATACTAAACATGTCACCGAAAATGTAAAAAATGTCATAAAATATTTTGGAAATAAAGTAGTCACGTGTGAAAGAGATTTTGATAATAACTTTTCTGAACATAGAAATTTTCATTTAAGTAAATGTTCGGGTGATTACATATTTATCATAGATCCCGATGAAATGCCAAAAGAAAAACTCATTAAAAACATTAAAGTAGCTGTCAAAGATTCTGGTGCAGATCTCGTAATGATTCCTCGTATAAATATTCATCCAGGTTATACCGACGAGTGGCTAAAAACAACTACATTTAAAATGAATGAACTCGATTGGATAAATTGGCCGGATTATATATGCCGCGTTTTCCCAAATATACCCGAAATTAAATATGGTAACGAATTGCACGAGGTTATAGTTGGTCATAAAAAGAAAATATATTTGCAAGCTGACCCATCTATTGCTATATGGCATATCAAATCAATCGAAAAACAATGTAATCGTTGGGATGGAGAAAATTTTAAAGTTCCCGATGATAATCTATATGACTCTTTAATGTAGTCATGATCTCAAGAGGATTCATATACGGAAACATCGGTAAACTTACGCATTTCGAACAAAATTCTTTCGCGTTTTTACATTCGACATGATACTCCTTAAAACATTCTAATTCTGGTAAAGCAATTGGGTAATGTATACCAGTTTGTACCCCATTAGAATTCATAAACTTAATATAAGAATCTCTATCATTTTCTAAAGTATAAAAAACGTGATACACGTCGCCAAGTTCACTCCTCTTAGGAAAAGGGGTGACGGCATTATATTTTTTAGCAATTTCAACTCGCTCCCTCGTCCATTCATCGAGATGATTTAATTTTGTAGACAAGAACAACCCCTGCATTCCATCCATTCTACTGTTTATTCCATCGGTATTATGTTCGTAACGATTGTGTATAGGTGCACCCAGACTTGCATATTGTTTCATCTTAATAGCCAAGTTTTGGTCGTTAGTAATACACGCTCCCCCATCTCCAAGAGCACCCAGGTTCTTACCTGGATAAAACGAAAAACAACCGATAGTTCCACGCGTTCCAACATGTTCGGAATTTAATTTAGCTCCATGAGCTTGAGCACAATCTTCTATGATCGGTATATTATATTTACGCGGGACGCGTGTGATTTGCCCAAACAAATGAACAACGATTATACAATCTATATCATCTAATATGTCTGGTAATGACATTAATCCAGTTTCAGCATCCACGTCTCTAAAGACGGGTACATGTCCCGCATTTACCACAGCCATAGCCGTAGCTGCATACGAAACCGCGGGTACCATAATTCTGGAACCCGGTTTTAATTCAAGAGCCTTAATCGCTAGATATAATGCGTCTGTACCGCTATTACACGTGATACAATATTCAGCACCCGTATATGTTCTAAACTTTTCTGCGAAATGTGCATCACCCACGAACGAAGATGAATCTAATACGTCGTCGAATGACTTGTGAAATTCTTCCCTGAGTGGTTCGTGAATTCTTCTTAAATCATTAAATGGTACTTTCATTATTAAAGATAAGATGCAAATCTTTAATAATGAAGTGTGTGATAGTAGGTCTCGGGTATTTTGGTAAAATTATTAAAAGTAAACTCGAGAATAACGAAATAATCACGATCGATCCACGACCCGAAGTGGGAGCTGATTTTCAAAATATATCTGATATAAAGTTCACGGATGGTAAATGGTTTGTTACTACACCAGCTAGTACTCATCACAAAATATTACTCGAGCTGTTTGATATGGGTATAAAAGATATATGGATAGAAAAGCCCATTTGTATTACATTAGATGACATTCTTGACGTTTTTTCTAAAAAACCAGATGATGTTTTTCTATATTGTGATTTTACATGGCTTCAACATACAGCTATAAAGAGACTTGGTGAGTTAAATGGCATTAAACATATAGAAATGAAATGGATAAACGATGGATCTATGATACCAAATGATGTAAACATAGTCACCGATTTAGCTGTTCATCCTATATCGATTATCACGTTCTTCCTTTTGAAATCAAAGGATATACTCGATACCATTCATGTCACGTACGCAAACACTTCATCCGTGCTTATTTGTGGTAATAGTAAGAATGGTATATCGTTCAATATTGAAGTAAGCAATTCTTCAAAAAAGAAAATGCGGAGTGTGAGTGTATATTGTAATTATCAGGTGTACAGATGGGATTCAACAAATGAGTTTTTTATAGAAAATATCGGATTCGTCGAGAAGAAGGATGCTATCGTATCGAATATAGAACTATTTTTTTCTAAAAATGTACTGGGATATCCCTTAGATATTGCGCGAAGTCTCGAAATCGTTAATAAAAAATTTGATTTGATCACCAATAATTAAAGATACACCACCAAAATTAAATAATGATCGATACAGTTGTCATAGCCGGAAAAAATGATATAGCGTGCACATCGTTAGAATTTGTAAGACTACACCCAATTAACGTTTTGGCGTTACCAAACAGCACTGATGATGGAATTGATACATGGCAACGATCTTTTAAAAAGTACGCGATTGATAGAGGTGTAAAAATTATAACTTTAGAACAAGCTTATTCTATACCAAACAGTATTTTTATATCATGTGAATATGATAAAATTATAAAGCCCAAATTATTTGATCGTCCAGATAGGCTGTTTAACGTACACTTTTCTATTTTACCTAAATATAAAGGCATGTATACGTCATGTTTACCTATTTTACACGGTGAAACTAAGAGTGGTGTTACTTTACATAAAATGGATGCTGGTATAGATACGGGTGACGTGATAGATCAGTCTACTTTTGATATTTTAGAAAATGACGTCGCCTTAGATTTATATAAAAAATACACCGATTGTGCCAAATGTATATTTGAAAAAAATTTTCATAAACTTTTAACGGATGATGGGTATACCACATATGAACAGGGATCACTTAATTCATCTTATTTTTCAAAAAATACACTCGATTTTAAGAACATTAGTGTAGATTATAAGAAAACCGCAAATGAAATAAAAAATCAAATTCACGCATTTTCATTTGAACCTTATCAGTTGCCGAAGTATGGAAATACACCTATTTATTGTGCAAAAATTTTAAAAACAAAGAGTGTTGGAAAGATTAAAGATGTAATCGAAGAAACGTCTGATTATATAATTATTAATACAATTGACTATGATATAAAATTATATAAGACTGGGCAATAATAAAATATGAGTATTTAGTATGGGTAAGAAAGGTCGTCGTGAAAAGTTTCAAATTGAAGCATTACAGCTCCTCGAAGGCTAAATCACCGTATAAATCTTCTAATACTTCGAGTGCTTCTCGCGCAAATTTAAGCGAGGCTCCACATGTCTTCGCCTTACACTCTGCAATTTTTTTATCCTTTATTTGCGTTCTTTTATATTTAGATATACGTTGTGACAATGTTGATAACTTCATCGGTTCTACCATGGGGTTATGAACTATGAATACAC